TACCTTGCCAATTATTGTTTACTTGTATACCGCCGCCCCATATTGAAGTATCCCATACCGCGCTATCCCACGCAGCATAAGCAGGTGGAGAATTTGAGGACACACTGGCCGTATTTGATCCTTGTTCAAAATCTATATTTATCCCAAGGCTTACAGATGGGCTGCCATCGGTAAAAATCGTAGGTCTGGCGCGTGTAAAGTACTTCTTTACACCTCTCTGTTCAAAATAATTATATGCCTGAGAAACTTCAGTAAGTATTGGTTTTGCTGAAGTTGTTACGTTGTAAAAATTTACTGATATTTCAATGTGGTCAATTGTAGTTACTGAATTATTAAGAGCTATTGTCCATGATTCTGCATCATCATCGTAAAAAATAGATGTTACATACGTTCCATCCGGAATATAATCTCCAACAACTAACTGTCCGACAACTACGTTAGGCTCATAATTAGAATATAAATCTGGATCGTTGCCACCATAGTAATTGATCCAATACAAACCAGAACCAGATAAAGTGTTTACTGGCCTATTATCTGAATAAGTATCGTCCCATGCCTGTGCGACAAATCCGTTGCCACCAAAATAAGGGTTGTCATTAAAGGTTTCCCAGCAATACGCACCCCAGCCCTTAAATCGACACCAGCTAGTTGTGATGGTGTTCATCACATATTGTTCCTGTAGATCGTCTTGTACAGGCACATTGATCCATACAGCATTGTTTTTGGCTGAATAGTAAATCTGCCAGCCTGTAGAAGTATGGCTTCCATATTGGCTGGTAGCTGCGGCAATAGCACCCTGAATTTTATTGCTGAGTGCAACACGAGGATCAAGTCGTGAACTCTGTAAACTCTGAGCCATTGGCATCAGACCGTCATAGGTCAGGATCAAAAGGTCACCACCGTACTTTAGCATAGCCTTAGAACCGATAGGTGAGCCTAGTTTCCATACACCCGCTAATGCCCATGTCGCTGCGCTGGCTGGGTCTGTTCCACGATAAACAATGACTTCACCATTACTGGTGATAAAAGCAAGGTTATCGTCTACACCGTAACCTGCATCTACAGTCCAAGTATCAAGGTCTACAAGATGACCGCCAAATTTGGCAATAGAACTAAGGTCGATGTATTCAGCCTGACCACCAATGGACAATGTAGGCAGATACCATGCACGAAGTGTGTTTTTCTCAATAAACCATAACCGGTTTTTGAACAGCGTGATGTTTGAGAATTTGCTGGTAGACATACCTGCCGGAGTTGCAGGAAATGTAATAGCTGGCGCAAAACCAGTGCCGGGGTTTTTCCAGTCTGTGCCGTTATAAACAACTGGAGTCTGTACACCATTTACGATAAACATGAAATTTCCACCTGTAGTGGAAATGTTGGTGTATTCGCAATTTGCCTCTGTGAACGCTGTAGGCATCGTCTGAGCGATCGCTGTACCTGTATCTACTCGATAAGTTCCTGATGTCGTAATTGCAAATAAACGCTCTGTAGTTCCGCCAGAGTAATTCATCAAGGTCTTTACCGTGCCAGTAACCTGACACAGCACCGAGGAGCCGCCCCTAAGAACGCAAGAGGAGACCGTAGGGAAGAAGTTATCTAATTGCACTGCATCGGCAGGTTCCATGTTTGCGAGCGAATCACGGGCATTCCAGCCGCCTACAGGAGCAGGTAATGAGGCTACATTGGCTCTAGCACCCTGCGCTACTCTCATCTTAGTTACCGTATCCGCTGTCAGGAATGTTGTCGTAGCCGATCAGCACAGTGCCGGGTCTTGGCGCAAAACTGAGGTTTGCTGCGCTGGTGTTTTGTGCAATGCAGGTTTCCAATTCAGATAGATAGTCACGGTACATGGCCGTAGTGTCAAAGCCTTTGGCTTCAAAGTATTTCAGCTTTGTACCCAATACCATTAGACGATCAGGATAGATGCAGGTATCCGTGTCGGCAGTAAAACTATTTTTAGCTGTACCGTCTGCGCCTTCAGCCCATGCTTTTGAGCGATACTCAAAACCTAATAGCTCATTGTAGGAAACGCCGGGCCATATTTGGAACTTGCCTTGAAATATACGCCAGCGAATGCGAGGGCCGGTTGAAATATAACCGGATAATAGCCATTCCCATTGCTGGGCATCTTCAGGGCCTAGCATCTCCCAGCGTTTAGATTTGTCCCAATGGGTGCGGGGTACGGTCGAATCGTAATCCGATGGCATCGCATATTTTACTTTTTGGAAAGTAAAAAGAGTTGGCGTAGTACGGTAAAAAGATAATGCCTGTATACCAGATGGTGTGGTTACGGGTACTGGATTGCTAATTATCATGTACCCAACGTATCCCGGCTCAGAATCTGGGTCATATACGATAGAACTTACTGTCGTGTTTGGCGGTATATAATTTCCATATACTAAATCGCCAGCTTGTATGTAAGAAGTTACATCAACAGTGAAATAAATATAATTTTCATATCCGCTATTTGTATATAAATTTAATGTAAATGCTGTTGGACTACTAAATATCGGTGTTGATAAATCTGTCGCTTGTGAAACAGATTGGTTTAATGTGACCACATAGTTGTTACCTTGAGGAGTAATGGAGGTAACATAGGTAGCATTTGGCACACCGGGGCCAACAACTTGATAATTTGTATCAACGTTATTAAGACCTGTTAATAGCCCAATCGTATTTGGTTCAGCAAGATTTACCGAACCCGGCGATTGACTCCACGAAGTCGTGAAAATGTTTTGTTTGACTAGCTGCTGCCAGTCAGCCTTACGAAGCAACTCGTACCCACACGCATTCATCAATGCGTTAATTTGGATAACGTCCTGATTAGTATTACCAGTTACATAAGTTGGTACAGGTACGCCCAGTTCGCTAGTCGCTTGCTGGACGAGTTGCAACATAGTGCTGCCCATTTTACGCCTCTAATTTCTTGCTCGACTTTTTCATAGCCAGCAACTCAGCCATTTGCGCCTTGAGTTCGTCCAGTTCAGCACGAGTTTTCTCAAGTTCTTTAGTAGATTCGGACTTGTTTTTGTTGGTCAAGTATAACCTTGCCTTCTCTCTCAAGCCAGTGCTACCCATACCAACCTTTTGCAGTTGTGCGTCAGATGCAGTGGCTAATTGTTCTACAGCCTGAAACTTTAAAATCTGTAGTTCTTCAAGTTGGCCTTTGTTAAGTTCATCAGGACAGTCCTTGTGCCAATCAGCAAGCGGAGTACCTAAAACCTGACCTTCACTATTCTTCATTTGGAAGTATAGCCACTGACGAGGAAAGCGGCGTTTGTCATCTTCCTCTACAGGTCGCTCAATAATGTTAAGTTTGTCACCGGGATTTTGGATGCGTACAAACTGCATCTCCCGATCCTTTTCAGTGTGGTGAAAAAACTCAACGTGCAAGCCGCTGTCGGCGTTGTTTACATCGCTATCTAGCATCGAAGTCTCCTATTTTGGTTAGACGCTATTGACTTGCGCTACAGTCAGAATTGCTGACGGTATCGCGGGAACTGGGGATGTAGCAGGTTCTGCGGTAAGTTCAAGTCTAGTATCATCTGTAGACCACATAAGTTCGATGTAGTCTCCTGCCGCTAGAGTAATGAAATAATTCCATGCTGCCAGAATTTCAGCGTCAGTTCCTTGGCAAGCAACTACGCCAGCAGAATTTGGCACATCAGTACCATTTTTGCGCAGCCACACCCAAGCATGGGCAGATGATCCGGCTGTCTTATCTAATTGAAGTGAAAATTGTATGTTGTAGATACCAGCATAAGTCACTACAACATGAGACGTTGGTGTTCCTATGCTTACTCCGTTTGAGATATCTGTGGAATTAAACTTAACAGCATAAGCAGTATTTATAGCTGTGGCTTTTTGATCGGTCGTATCATAGAACGAACCGTAATGCGTTGCTGCGGCAGGTGAGCCTTCGCCCAACAATGCACGCCATGCTGTACGGGTTACAGCAAATAGTAACGCACTGTAGCCGGGATTAACCGTGAGGTAAGAACCGCCATCAATAACAGTGGTCGATTCGTATGGGTAAACTTTAAGTGAATTGCCAGATGAATTGGCAATATAAATAACTTCGCCTTCTTCCGTTATAGGTAATTTAACACCTGCGCCTACTGCACAGGTACTCACATCATTGTGAACTCGATTGATTTGATAAGCATCTGACTGAGTAGTACCAGTCGCAGATAAACCAAATCCACCGTCACCACAAATGGCAACGGTGGACATGGAATTAACGCCAGAAGCTAATACTCTTGACGGAATCGTCATTACGCGCCAAGGAGGGAAATCCAGACGGTAGGACTAATTCCGAAGAAAATCCGCTCTTTGGTGGTCGCAATAGCAACAGAAGCACTGCCATCAATCGTTGATCCCGTTTGTGGATAAACAGTCAATGAACTAGCACCATCATTGATTACTACCATCATCGCGCCAGCTTCCGCAGGGGGAAGTTTAACGCCAGTAGAAGCAGCAGTCGTTGATACGCGATTTACAACAGCAGACAAAGCAAGAGCATCACCCGCAGCCGATCCAGTGGCCGTCAACGTATTTGCAACATCGCCGCAAATAGCAGTTGTCGTACCGCCAGATGTACCTGCGCCTAAGACACGCGAAGGAAACGCCATATATATCTCCTAAAGAAAGGGGGCAGCGAACCGCCCCCTAGATTTACATTACAACGGAGAAGTGGTCTTGCGTACCCAGCCGTATTCACCGCTTGCAAATGCCGTATCTGCGGTATAACTACCGGCAGCATCGGTCAAATTGAAAGAGGCATCTACAGTACAAGTACCAGTAGCCACAGCTTCAGTTGCTTTGACATATACCCAAGTGTCGTTCTGATTGCCGAGATTAGGCGTACCAACGGCCACTACTGGAGTAGTGT